AGCTTTGTTTACGTTGGTAGCGTACCAAGTTTCCAAAGATCTAGTTTGTCTCGCAGTAGAGACGTTACCAGCATTTTTGGCAATGTTCTGAGTTAACGCTTCTTCCATATCTCTTTTCAGAGCTTTCGCCATAATAGCTAGTTGATGCGCCATTTCAGAGTTCTTACCAGCTGTGTCGGTAGCCTCTTGAGACCCGGTTACTGTAGCGTCTCTGCTTGAGATCATTGCTACGTTGGTTGCCCTAGTTGTATTAGTAGAAGTAGATTTACTTAGCTCGAATCCTTCAAGTTGACCTGTTGAAGAAGGAGTTGGTAAAACTTCTGTCTGCCAATCAAATTGGACGTTTGAAATTTGCCTTTTGCCTACAGCTGAAAGGAATGGTGTTTGAGTAGGAGAAATATTATAAATAATATCTGCTAAATCTTCTCTATTACCAATCGCTTCATAAGTATCAAAAGCATTTGTAACTTGTGCCATTTTTTACCTCTTATTTATTTAGCATTTGTTCAAAAACTTTGGCCGCATCCTGGACTTTCCCGGACTTAGCCAACCTTTGTTTTGCTTTCTTCGCTGGAGCTACCTTTTTGGTTTTGGTTACTGCGCCTGGTTTGGCAACGCGGGAAGCAGCTTTTTGTGTTGGTTTTTTCTTTGTTGCCTCAACAGTTTTGTCATACAACATAGCTTTCCTCAACCCAAGCAGCGCTCGGTAATCTATCGTAGCGTCTATCTCTTGTGCCGTAAAACCTAGTTTTTCAATCGCAAATTGACGAATCTCTAGCTTTTCTTTTTGTGCAACTTCTGGTTTTGACCACTCTGGAATTTCCTCTAAAAGTCTTTGATTGCCAAGCTCAACTAATTCTTGAATTTGTTTTACTTGTTCGGCTTGTTGTTCTTCTTGAACTCTAGCCTGTTCTTCTTCAACTTTTTTAAGTTGTTCTTTTGCAGCGTTCCATTCTTGTTGCTTCTTAACATAAGCGACAGGATCTTGCTCGTATAGTGCGTCCCAATCTGGCTCGTTTCCAAGTTGGCCCTGTATTTGGGCCTCCAATTTTGGTAACAACTGTGCGTAGATCGCATCTTTCTCCGCTAACTCTTTGTCCTTTTGTTCTACAGATTTTGCCTGTTCCGCGAGTTTCTGAGTTTTGCGCGTATAATCTTGTTGCCTAGAATATCCAGCCACTAACTCTTCTTCCGTCACCTCATATTCAACTCCATCAACTTTGACGGAGAAAGTTTGAGGTTGGTTCAAATCTTCTGCTAGATCTTGTTCTTCAACTTCTTCTTCGGTTTCTTCCTCTTCCTCTGACTCCTCATCAATTTCGTCGTCAGTCTCAGGTTCTAAAACCTCTTCCTCGGTTATTTCTTCGACTTCCTGGACTTCATCTTCTGCGGTTTCTTCTATTGGCTCTTGTGGAGTCAAGAAACCCTCAAATGATGCTGTGGTCTCTTCTAAGTCATTTCTTAAAGCAGTCGGTTTCTCGATGTTGCTCATATATACCTCGTTTAGTTAGTTATTTTATATTGTCTTAAAGAACATTCCTAATTTTATTAATGTGAGTTTTGGTAAGTTTGCCCTTCTCGACAATAATTCTTAAATGTTTTTCTATTTCTGGAATCAGCTGAATAGCTTTGTGTATTGATTCTCTTTCGTTAACATCTTCTAAATCGGTGCTTTGTAACCATTTTGTTATGTATTCTTCTTTGAGTTTTTGCAAAGCATCTTGAAATACTTCGCTATCTAATATTTGTTCTGCCAGGAGCGATTTACGAGCTTCTTCTTCTGTAATCATAAAACCATTAACTTAAACACTAAGGATGCCAACAAAGAAATAATTATGCCTGCTATCCACCAAAGCCTGACTGTGTTCTGCGATATTAATTCTTCTAGGCGATCAAATCTGTCGTTTGCATTGCTCCAGCGTTCAGCACAAACAGCCTCATGCTGATCTATTTGTGCCGCGACTTCTTTTACTGTTGCCCTAGCCATTAGTAACTCCAAATGGTAGGCCTTGTTTTTCCATGTGTTTCATCTGCAATGTCTAAATGTATAAATCTTCCTTGGCCTTTTTGGTTTACACCTATTCCTGTGAAACCGTGTTTAGGCGCTGTAGTGACAATTTTATACGCTTGTTCGCCATAAGACAAAATATCAACCGCTAAACCCATAGCATGTGTACCAGGCTTGCTTTTATTTATTTCGTTTGGATGTTCCGGGCATCTGTAGCCAGAAGTAATTACAAAGGGAAAAGCTAATTCAGTTCGTAAACTTTGCAACCTATCAACCAGGTTGTGACTAATTAAATTTTTGCCACAATGCCTGCAAGCAAACTCATCTAAATTAAAATTTTCCCAGGACATTAATTACCTTTGGTAACTTTTTCTTTCTTTTCATACGTTCTAAGTCCAGCCATTCCAAGCATAGCCATAAGTATGGTTGATAATTGACTAAACTCAAACTCAGGTAAATCAACTTGTACGCCAGCTATACCTACAGCAAATTGAATCATAGGCGCAAGGATGAAATGGTAAAGCATGGCAAGACTGCACACCCAGCCGACACTCGGCCTCCACCCGGCTACAAACCAACTTTTACTAGCAGCTTCAATCTTATTGACTTCTATTTGTGCCAGGTTGGCAGTTTGTAATTGTGTCTTGAGTTCATGCTCAAGTTGCATTTTTAAGTTTTTATCTGCAACGAATTTATTGAGTACGCTGCCAGCAATGCCGACAACTGAATTGGTTATTGGATCAGCCATTAGTCTTTCCTCTTATCTTTTTGATTTGCTTTTGCTATTTTGTCTTTTTCAATTAAGTTAGGTACGCCCAGGATTGTTTTTAACAATATGTCCTGGCGTATGATTTCATTATCAACAGACCTTACTCTGTCAATAAGCTGTATAAGAATTTGTGTTTGAGAATCTAGTTTTGAATCTAATCTTTTTTCAACGGCCTGGAGAGACTCGTTTATTTTGTCATCTACCACGTCTATCTTTTGCTCCATGCCATTTACTATTTTATTTAATAACTTCCATAAGAAGAAACCTAAACCAAGAGTTGCTGCAATAGGAAAGCCAACTTCATTTATGATGGTAACAATTTCATTCATAGCCTACCAAGGCCAACTGTTACTTACCGTGTGTTCTTTGAACTGCAAAGTTAGCAGTCAAAGAAGCGCCTTTGTGTTTTACAAAACGGCCACTATGTTTCATAAGTTTTAGGCTACCATCTTTTTGTTTCATCCAATGATAACCTCTTGGTGCTTTTACCTTCATTTTTTCTTTTTCTTTTTAGCTCTTAGCTTTTTAAAATCTGCCCCGGTAATTTTAGTTCTTGGTTTTGCTACCCTGGCTAATTTTTTTTGTTTTGGTGAATATTTTTTAAAAGGCATATTACTTTCCGTATTTTTTCATGCCTTTCTTTTTCTTCATGGTAGGTTTTTTAGCACCTTTCTTTTTCATACCGTATTTCATTTTTTACTCCTTTTTTTGGATTTAGATGATTTTAACAAATCAGCGTCAGCCTTTCTAGCTCCGCCTTTCCCGGTGGCAAACGATCGAACACGTCCTGCGGCCCAGGCATGTTGAGAAGTCTTTGGTCTTGAACCTGACGAAAAGTATGCCGCCGCACCCCTGGAATAAACTTTTCTCAAAACTGATTTAGAAATACCGCTGGACTTGTGATATTTATTTATGACATCTTCTTTTGCGCTCATCCTTTGCTCCTTTGTTTACTAATACGTTTCATCATTGCCGGGGTAAGTTTGCCCTGGCGATAAAGTCTTGCTGTTCTTTTTATCTCTGCCTCTCTAGCTTTTGGATTCTTAGAGCCACGAACATATTTTTTTGGCACTCCGCCTTTTGTTTTGGCTACTTTTTTAAATTTTCTTTTTGCTACCATTTTACTTTATGACTCCAAAATCGAGCGCTCAACTTACTTGGGTTTGGATCTTGAGCGTTATGCCTGGCGTAATATGATTTGCGCCTGGCTTTGTCCTTTTTTGTTTTTGGATTTTTACCCGCGCCTTTTACGCCTTGTTGTCCAAACCTTATGGTTTTTATTTTATCACCTTGTTTGGCGACAACAATATGCGATTTCGTGGGATGATTTGGTGTTCTCTTAGGTTTGTTATAACCGCTAACACCAGCTCTTTTTAATCTTGGGTCTGCCATTAGTGTATCGTTTTTTCGTCAAAATAAATTACTTCGGAATCTAAATCTATGCGCTCGTCAAACAAAGTTTTCATAATCATAATTGCTTCTTTGAAAGACTTAGCTTTGAGTTCGTAGGCTGAGTAAACGTATTCACCTTCGAGTATCTCAAGATCATAATATTTATGAGCTGTTGTTTTCTGTGACATTACTGAATAATCCTTGTGCTTGTATTTTGGCCGCTTCTCTTATCATTTCGCGATCCCTTTCCATAATAGCATTGATTTCAGCAATGTTAACTTGTGTACCGTACTTTCCTTGCAATTCGAGTGCTTTTAAGCGTATTTGTGCTTCTTCAATGTCACGCTGTCTATCATCATCCATGATAATTTTCATACGATCAGTCTCGGCGTCAATAACTGCTTTCTGCGCTTGTACTTGTGCTTTTTGTGTTTCTGCCTGGGCCAACAACTGAGCCGGGTCTGGTTTAGGCGGTTGTTGCGGTTGTGGCTGTTGTGGCGGAACATTTGGAGTAATAAAGTTAGATCCATCTTTTATACCCGACAGCTCCATGAACCTGGTCAAAGTATTGGCATACTGTTGTAAATTAACTAGCGGATTGTTTGGCCCTAACTGTTGCAAGATTTGTTCTTGCTTACTAATTAATGTTGCCATTGTAGATAAAGTTTGTTCATCGCTGGTTTTACTAAGCGCAATGTTTACAACCATATCTTTTTCGCTGTCCCAATATCTTGGATCTACCGGGATAAACTGATTGTTCAATCTGAACATGTCCTGGCCTTCCTGATGTTTAATTACCAGGTGATTCACCAAACCGAATAATCTTTTCATACCGCCTTCGGCAAAATGACGACATATCAGTTCTACTCTGCCTTGTGCGCCACTTACTGTCGCGTTGACTGCGGCCCTGGTAGAGCTTTGCAAAGCATCCGCGTTTAATCCAGCTGCGGCCTTAGATACTCCGGTTCTATTTTCTTTGGCTTCGTCTAAGTAATTTAGTATCGGAAAAGCCTCTTTCCCGGAGAAAGGTATGTTAAATGGTTGCACCATGCCAGGCGCTCTCATTCTTATCGGCTGACCAATATCAGTATTTAAAACATCGTCTATATTTACCTGGCCTTCAACAATACCCATTCTTGGAAAGATTGAATGACCAAGCGAATCCAGGGTGTCGCGCATGATTTGTGATTTTGCGGCCTGGATAGGTTTGACATAATCTGTTGGACAAGAACCAATAGCCGTGTGCGGCTCTGGATCTGGACAAAACATAACAATCGGCAGCTCGTCCCATTGTTCTACATTGATAACGTGTAAGCCTTCACCGATAGTACAAACTCTTATTCTTTCGTCGATACCATCTTCGTCTAAGTCATAAAAAACATAATGCTCAACGTAAAGTAAATCTTTGCCGCCATCGTCCTGGCGATTTGGAAAAACCATATTGTCAAATGGGTTCCTGGCTTCTTGCTCTTCGTAAGCATCAGAGTCTAAATAACTTGCGCCGGCCCCGGCATATTGCTCAACTTCTGCCTTGTCGTAACCCATAGCAACTAAATCAGAAACAGATTTCAGCATACGGTGGGCCACATAACTTGATTCCTCTAACGAGCGCGCGTGGCGAGCTATCAGAACTTCTTCTGGCGGTATAGATTCTATCGATACCTGGTTTTTTGGAATAATTCTTCTAATCGTCAAATCATAACTAACCGGAGTCTCTTGCGTTATTTCTTCCATAGTCTCCGGGTTCATAACCGTAACGCTTTGCATTTCGGCAGACTCTTCTATGATTTCAACATTCGGATCTAAAATTAAAGCCTGGTATTGTTCTGGCGTTATACCCGAATAACTGTGAGTCTTTGCGCTGGTTGTGTCATCCCAATAGGCTTTGACAAACCCGGTCTTTCTAACCAGGGCGTCTTTAAACACATCGTACAAAATAGAAAAGCCAGGGTTCTTTTCCTGGACAATATAATTTACATAGTTTGTTTGTTGTTCGGCGAGCTGCACATCCTCTGGCCCATTAGGTACAAACTCAACTATTTTCTTTGTGCCAAAAAAAGTACGCATGATAGACGGCAACATAAACAGCACCGTATCGCGCACATCGGTAGAAACATAGTATGACTGCAAAGTGCTAGTCGGTTCTGGCTCGTTACCTAAATAGTATTCTGTGGACTCGGCGCGTTCTTCACCTACTTGTTGAATAAAGTCCCTGGCGTCGTCCATTTCCGATTTCAGGACGCGGGACAAATCGCGCATACGAGTTTCTTGTTCTTTCTCTTCTAAGATTTCTTTTTCTTCTGCCATATTCTAACCAACCCGAATGATCCTTGATTTTAAAGGTTTGCGAAAATTATACCCCATAAAGCTCTGACTACCACCAAAACTTGCCGCGCTACTTGCCATTGTCAGCGCCAGGGCGTCGGCTTTGTCCGGGGATTTAATACCGCGTTTTTTCATTTCTTCTTTGGATTCAATTTTTATTTTCCCGGAGGAAGTGTATTTATAAACAGGCGATGCTAACTCGGCTACTAATTCATCGTCGTTTGGCAAACAACAATCGCGGCCGGCTAACCATTCTTTTACTTTGAACCATAACTCGGCGCGCAAGTTCAAATAGTTTTTAGAAGTCGCCGGGGCCTCGGCAACATTGATTCCGCGCGCGGGCAGATTTTGTTCTGATAATCTATCTACTACCCCGGCTCCTAGACCAATGACATCAACTAATATTTCTGAGGGCCTGTCCAGGGCGGTAGTCTCGTCGTAACGATTTTTTATGATTCCGCAGAGTTGCATAAGATCCATTGAGCCAAAAGTTTTTATTTCAAAAACAGTATTACCCTGGCGGACACATAGCGCGGAACTATCTCCGCCGTACCTGGCAACGTCCAGGCCCCATATTATTGGCTCGCTCGCCGTCAGAGAGACATCCCTATTTATTGCTGCGCGCACTAACTCCATAGGAATTACTGCATCATCGTCAGCGCGGGGAAACTCTCCCATTACCTCAACCCTAGCAACAGTAGAGTCCTCCCCGTATTGTTCAAGCATACGTTGAAATAATTCTTTATCAGTATTTTCAACTGTCCTGGAATCAATTTGTTCGTTTTTCCAAAAAGCTCTGTTGGCGTGGAAACAATCATAAAAAGGCCCGGTGTTTCTTCTTGGGTTTGAAAAACAGAACCAATAACGATCAGAAGTAGGCTCAGTAAAGAAACCTTCGGAGACGCTGTAGATCTGTTGCGGAATACCTGAGGCCTCATCCATTATCAAACAAACTCCATAATTAGAGTGAATCCCGGCGAAAGCGTCTGGATTCTCTTCGCTCCATAGTTGCGCTTGCGCGTAATAGTACCCGGTGTCTATTTTTAAATCTCTAGTGAGTGCCTCTTCAAACCAGGCGTTTGGTTTTATTGCCGTAGCTGTTTTTGCAAACCAATGTGAATTTATTGCCAGGGTAAGCCATTTACCTAGCTCGGCCCAGGTTCTTGAGCGCAGCTGTTGTTCTGTGTTGGCGGTTACAATAATTGTGCATCCTAAGCGAGTTGATAGCATCCATAAAATTAGCCAGGCAACTAAAGCAGACTTTCCTATACCCCTACCTGACGCAACAGCTAAACGAAACATTTCCGGGGACGGTAAACGCTCATTTCTTTGTATGTGCGTTGTAATTTCTTTCAAAATTTTTTCTTGCCATGCTCTTGGGCCTGAAAAGTCCTCCAGGGGGGTATCTTTTTGTCCCCAGGGAAAACAATACTTAACAAAGTTATATGGATTGTCTTTTATCATTGGCGACCAGATTTCGGTCATCAATTCTTTTTCTTGTTGCGGACTATATTTCATTTTTTTCTCGCCATCTGTTCTATGGTTTGTCTATTGTTTCTTTTTTCAAAATATACCCTGGTGCAATATCTTCTAATAATCGCAGCAACAGTCAAAACCGTAAGCTGAATAACAGAAATAAAAAGCGCGTCCGTTGTAAACATCAAAAGGACGGCTAGGGTGGCCCAAGATATTGGAAAGTTAAATGCAGCTCCCAATATTGTATCTGTTACTGATTCTACAAATGCTTTTCTGTTAAATTTCATAAAAAAATTTAGTTATAGGGTTATTTTCATGCTACCGGCGGCCAGAAAAATAGCTGGGGGTCAAAATTTTTCACTTTTCCTCACTTTTTTTGCCCGGAAGCAACTCCTTTATAGGGAGTCGTTGCGAATCAGCATCATTTTGTACTATTTCACCATCAATCACCCTATTTTTACTAGCAAGCATGATTTCTTTTAGATTTATGTTGTGATTTACCTCTTGTCTGTCGCTCCAATTCTGCGGATCTCTGTTTTTTAGAAAGAAAATGGCCGAAGTTTCCTTGCCTTCCAGCGCATTTTCGTAAAGTTTTGACGAAACATCGGCGACTGCTCTTGCTCTTCCTCTTTTTAAAGCAGTATCAAATTTGTCATTATTACGTTTATTCCTTGCTATTGTTGACAATGAGCAATTTAGTAAATGTGAGATTTGTAATTCTGACAGTCCCTTTCCGGCCCATTGTTCTATCTTTTCCAGCGTTTCATCGTCAAATTTAATCCTTTTTCTCCCGGCTTTAGATTTCTTTTGTTCTGTCATGTAAAGAATTATAAATGTCAAAATACATTTTATCCCGTATTTATTTTCCCCTTTTCGTAAAAATCGTACTATAATGTAATCATGTGTAGTGCAATTATGCTTTACTTAAACCAAAAGGTGAAAACATGTATGAATTAATAGTTACTCTTGAGGATCAAGGCTCTTTTCCAGCCATGAAATTTAGAAGTGAATTAGAGGCCCAGGACAAAAAGTTTAGACTCCTGGAACAATATAACAGCGTCGGCATAAATGCTGACATAACCATAAGGAGAGAATCGTGACAGATAAAGATAGACAGATAAGGATGCAAGAGGCATACATAAATGAGCTTGAGACTAATAACAAGATTTTACAAGATAAAATCAAGGCTCTTAGTAAACAAGCAAATAATGAAATAGTAAAAGAAACAAAAGGTGTAAAGGCAGGCCTTATTTCTTTTACTGATAAATATATTTCTGACATACCATCATTTAAGGAAAAGGTTTTAGATCTTCAAAAGAAAAAACGCGTAATCAAACCAAATCAAAAGGAGCAAGAAATTGTCCCTGTTGGCAATATCAAGATAAAAAGGATTAAGCGTAAACCAGACGATGTTGAAGAAGCTGATATTGAAACGCGAAACTTAGATCCAAGATTCCAGGCAATGAGATTGTTTGGCCCTCTTAAATATGATTCATTAGATATTTTTGGACAAGCCTGTTCAAATCAAAACTATATTTTGGCGAATTGTATGGGTAAGCCACAAAGAACTAATAAGCAAGTTCTTAAACAATGCCTGGATCGTTTTCGCGACAACAACATTACCTTCTATGATTTGAGGAAAGAGCAATACAATCTTAGAACTCAAACACCTTTATCCGGGCAAGGACTTCTTTATAGACTTACCAAAGCTATTTATTGGTACGGCACGGATGAAGAAAAAGCAATGTTTAATTTTTAAGGAGAGAAAAAATGCAAATAATTGAAAACCCAATAGATCAATACGGAGATCCAATTCCAGACCATAAACGGCATTGTAAATGGTGTAACAGTTCTCTTGTAAGAGTTACTCAAAAAATACCTATTGAGCAGCCTACAAATCATGTTGTCATAAAGACAGAGAAGAACAGAAAACATTATGACGAATATGGAGATTTTACTTATGAAAAAAAAGCATGTTACAAAACTGTTTGGGATGGAGAGTCTTATAAACGACTTGCTTACGGTCATTTTTGTAAAGTTAAATGTGCTATTGCTTTTGCAAACTACATAGCAAAGCACGCTAAGATTACGGTAAAGAAATGAGAAACAACACTTACTCTGAAAGCATCTATCAAGAAGGTAATTCCTTTGTTGGTATAAATAGTGAAGGCGAAACAGTTATGCGTTATTACATAGCTGATCCGCTTATGCGGGCCAAAGCAGTATTGCAATGGTCAGAAGAAGGCAGATTTAAAGGCCTAGCTTGAAATATCGTATAAAAAACCAGGCTATCTTCGTTGAGCCAATAAAAAAGTTACCAGGCAATCTGATACTTTGTCTCGACGAAGAGCTTGGAACTTACCGAAAAATACCCCTAGATAAATTAGTTAAAGCGTATTAAATGACCTATAATATGCGTGAGCGCGGTTATTCATCCACTCTCCACGCATGTTTTCTCCTAATCGCGCTCATCTAACCTAATCTCAGAATTTAAACCAACCAGGAGCAAATGTTTCTTATAACCACGTTTTGCTTTCCGCATGAGCTTTCCGTCAACACCTTCCGCAGCAATCCAAACAATATTCTTTTCTTCGCTTGCTAACGCATGTATCGCGTTGCTCACGCTCTTTCTATCCAATCCGCACATCATAGCCAGGTAAATAAATTTATCGTTACAGCTGCAACTAAAATGTCTGTGACGCTCGCATATCGCCCAAAGACATAGTTTGCTCGCTGGAGTAAGATCCTTGCGCTGTATCTGTTTTCTATACCAGCGCCATACGAGACTCTTTTGTTTCGCAAACTGTTTGTATCTCGCCCACTCGCTCGCTCGCACTAAACCCGACTTGCTCGGATTATCTATCTCATCGTCTGTGATCCACCAATACTCTTTCAATGTAGTCTCTCGCTCGCGCTATCAGTAGCTACTACGTCTAGCAATTCTCCATCTACTCTACACCCATAATATTCTGCTATTACTTCTGCTTCATCTTGAGTCTTTGCATAAATATTAGGCCCTGTAAATTCTTCTCCGTCCCAAATAAATTTAGTCAAAAATATTTTCATCTTCTCCTCTTTTCCAGGCGCGCCAGCGGCCTGGAAAAATTAGTATATAGTATAAAGTATAACGTCATTGTGGGTATTCTAAGGACGTCGTAAGGGTAATCTAAGGACGTAGTTGTGGAATCTAAGGACATAAAACGGGATTCTAAGGACGTAAATATCATGTTAATCGTGACAAAAACAATCAACGCCTGTCCCGTCGTCAAAAAAATCTTTTTGAGAGTGTGAAATATCAAGAAGATCTATATACCTTCTTTGGTCAGCTCTAAATTTAGAATCTACTTTTTTTTCTTGCTTGATCCACCATTCCGCCAGGTCTGGCCTTTGCCTCATAACCGTTGTCGTATGCGAAAGGTTTTTTAAAAAACAAAGATCACAATTACCAAAAGGATTTCTACCGTTCAGGTTTATTAGTTTCAAGTCAAAGTTTTGTTTTTCCCAAAATTCTTTGACATCGTTTATGTCATGTTTTGCATCGTACATCGGTGCTATTGAAATCCATCTTTGTTTTTCATTGTTCCTATTTTTTACGTTTGCAACTCTTCGCGGCTCATCGTATCTCAAACCGACAACATTAAACCAAGAATCATATTTTTCACGCATGAACCTTTTGAAAACGTTTATTTTCAATTCTTCGGTACAGAACCTTTTTCCAGGGTTGGGTAAATATTTTCTTTTGTCTATTAAATCTTCAAAGGGTTCTCCGTTCCTACTAGCGGTTTCAAAGGTTACTTCTTTTGTTCTATACATGGGTTTTTCGTCTGCTATTTCTAATTCAAGCCAATGTATTTTGATATCCCAATGTTTTTCACAATCTTTGACAAATTCTAATGTTTGCTCAATTTCTCTACCTGTGTTTGCAAAACAAACAAAAATATCGTCTGGAAGTTTGCCGCCGTAAGCATTAATAATATTCCACAACATAAATCCAGATGTTCTTCCGCCAGAAAAACTGATAAGGGCCGGCCCTTCTATTTTATAAGGATTTTTTATTCCCATATTATTCCCTTTTTCTCGTCTAATATTTCCAAAAGTCCGTCCTTTCTAAACAAAGTTTTTATCCTGGTATCGACTTCGCCGGAGTTCGTTTTGACTATGCCTGCCTTGATGACTCGCATACGGTCATATTCTACTCCTTGTTCTAAACAAATTCTTTCGGCTTCTGTTTCGCTGGCTAACCAGGCTGCTAATCCAAACCTGGCTGAATCAATAATTGACGTGGATCCTTTTACAGCTGCCCTGGCTAACATGGGATCATCAAAGCCAGCTAAAGAACTTTTGACCATGTGGTGTACGCTCAAAACACAACAATTAAATTTTGAACTAAGCATGGAACAATAATATCCGTAGAGCTGGCCTGCTTCCTGGTTGGTTGTGAACCCGGACACGTTGCCAACAAAGCTACTGATTGGATCTATAACAATTAATGCAAGATTGTCTATATTTTCAAGTTCCTCAGAAATTTCGTAGGCTTGGTTTGTAATTCGGAGTCCAGAACCGTCCTCTGAGAGGAAATTTATAGGTCGTTCAAGGTTTGGTATCGGAATTACATAAACGTCGTTAGAAGCCGTTTCTCGCGCTCCTAAAGCATTTAGCGCTTTTAACCTCCTATGAATCTCCACTTGATCGTCCTCTGCGGAAAAAAACACAACTTGGCCTGACTTTCTGATTGTTTTACCCATCCAGGTTCCCTGACCTTGTGCAATCTTTAAAGATAGATCCAGGGCCAGCATACTTTTTCCCACGCCACCGACGCTGCTAAAAACTCCAGCTTTGTTTTCAATAAAATTTTCAACCAACCAATCTCTAGGCGGCGGCTCTCCCTTGTAAAGACCTATTGAATAATTTGCAAAATTAAATCCGCCCTGGAGCAATTCTTTTTTTACCAGGCTAAGATCTTCTTGCGCCAGGTCGTTAAAGTCTCCCGGCGCGCTCGGTATTCTTACATTGCAATTTGGAATTGCAGCTGCGATCTCTTCCGCTTTTTGTTTGCCCAGGCCATGTTCATCATTATCAAACGCCAGAATAAATTTTGCGTTAGTTTGTTTTCTTAATTTGTCGAGAGCAGTTTTACCAAAGTTTGCAGAAAAAACACAAACGGTCGGCAGCTCCGTTGCTTCGTGACAAGAATGTGCAGTAGCCATTCCCTCTACCACTATAATTTTTTTCTGCGACGCTATGTCCGCCAAATCAAAACCAAGATAATAAATATTGCCCTTTACTTCTGACGCACTTACAAATCGCTTTTCCTTATTAATATATTGCAAACTGCGTAGTTCGCCTGTGGTAGAATCCGTGATCGGAACAACAATAGATTTATTGATTTGTTTTAACCCATAACTTTTAATTTTTTTCTTTTCAAGGTAAGGATGATCTTTGATTTTTTGAGCATGTTGAAGTCTCTGCTTGCAGTCCTGGCTTACTTCATCATACCTCTTGGCGCGCTCTTGTTTGCTCCGCTCTACAGCCTCTTTTATTTCCCGCTGTAAGCGTTGCTTGTCCTGAGACGTCATTTTATTAGGACTAACAGAACTGAATTTGTAATCAATGCCTGTACGCCAATTACCGTAGGCAGCAAAAATCGCGTCTGACGTTTGGTACACGACGTACCAGCCGCTTTTTTCGTTATGTTTATCTGGCCTAGTTTGTGATCCTGCTGTGACAGGAACTCTTACTAATTCTCCTGTAGATTCTAAATGACTTACTTGTAAGCCATTCTCGTTCATTTCTTTTATTAGGTCGTCGCTAGTTTTGCCCTCCCCGGTAAAAACCATAGAAGGATCTAATACGATCCCAGATTCACCAAAATATTTTTTTAAATCAGTCATCTTTGATGATCTTGTCTATCCTTCCTGTCTCGGCCTGTTCGTTGGCCCAATCCAAATAATGTAAAACAAGTTCACCAAAAAAATCATTTCGATCTGCGGCTGCCCACTCATGTAACTCATATCCACCATTTCTTAAAGCCATCTGCACATATTTTTCTTTGCTGTTTCTGGCCGCATATTTGACTCCCTCTTTGTTAAGGAAGGCTTTTCTTTTTAGTCTTTCTCCTGACATCAAACTCTCCATACATTTTTTGCTGCAAGCAGCGTAATAAATATCTCTTGTTGGGGTATATAAGAGACCGCCAGCAATCCCCTTGCAGTAACTACAAAGCGATTGCCGGTTGTTTCTTAGAAAAAAATCAAGCCTAGAAAGGGATTTCGTCGTCTTGGATTCCGCCTGACGCATCCTTCTCACTTCCTTTTTCTTCATCTTTTGTTTCAGCCGGCTCGTCAGCTGAAACAACTTTTTTCTCTATTGTGTCTTGGCCATCTACAAACTTAGGCAAAGCAGAATCTTCTTGCCCCCAGGTTTCGTCAGAGTTGTAAATGTTGACACTTACCTCAGGGTAGCCGTTTGCGTTATGTTTGACCGGGGCAGAAACAACAATGCCTTCTAACTCATCTGTGTTTTTTACAGAATCCAAACCAGCTGCAAAAAATAAAGATCTAAGTGAATTAGTTCCCATTTCGACTGCTTTTGGATTGTTATGTCTTACAGTAAAAGTAGCACTAGCAAACTGATTGGAAGGTAAAACTTTGAAAGTAATTCTTATACCTTTCCAACCGTCGTTGTTTTCTATTTCCATAGACTCGTAATACGTCATATTATAACGTCCCTCTTTTAAACCAAACTCATCAGTTGGCTCTCCAATATCAAAATCTGATATATCCATAATTATCTCCTATCCCAAATCGTAGCACTCATAGTCGTTTATATCGCGCGCTACTTCTTCCAGGATGCGTTGTGCTTCGTAAAGGTCTCTGTCTATGCCATGCGGTAACATTTCATTTAACAAAGGATCTTCTGCGTAAGCGTTTATTAAATTACTTGTGCGCTCACATAAGCGCTCAAGTCCCTCTATAGTTTTTTGTTTAGGCCTCATTATCTTTTTTGATATTGTTGACCATAGCTTCCCGGACTGTATTCCAATCCATAGGTAATTCTTTTGGAAGGTCATACCTATTTTTTGCAAGACAGCCTGGGGCCTCTTCGGTAATCAAGATTCTGTCGCCGACAGTTTGTTTCGTTGATATACCTTTTGATCCTTGAACTTTAGCTGTGCCTATTTTGCGCGTTGCAAAAAAAACATTATCGCTCTGTTCCAGGATCAAAGCAGAAGCATGTCTGTTGAGTTTTATCTCATGGCGATCAAAAGGCGAGTCCATTGCAGGATCCTCAACTCTCTTGATTACGTTATGAGCAATAAACACGATAGACATACCGCGTTCCCGGAGTTGGTTTGTATAGGTCAAAAACTCACGCCAAACATTGACTGCCTCTGCGTAAGACCTCCCATAAGCAACCGACTCCATAGATTTATAATTATTATCTTTACAAACCTTAGGCCAGATGTACTGAATCTCAAATTGATCCAGGCTATCTAGCACATAAGTTTTGTAACCACCCAAATCATCTTCTGCCAACAAAGATTTAATATTGCTTATGATTTCGTCATAACCTGTCTTGTTTTCTTTGGGTAAATCAAAGTGATCCACCTCAATATTCACAAGGCCATCTTCCGTAAGTTGTATGATTGGATTTGACATAGATGCAGCAAAGGTTGTTTTACCAACACCTCCTGATCCAAATATTACAAATCTAGGTGGCTTCTTCTTCGCCTTCTTTCTTATCTTCGATAGACTCATTGCTTTCTCCACTTTGTAACGCTTGCTCTAATTCAACCGACAGATTGTTCAACAAACTTTGGTTGTTCTGTGCAAGACTGTTAAATAATAACCTAACGAACTCCTGTATAAAAACATTTATATTCGTTAAGACCTTGTTTTCATTTTCCGATACAGATTGGATTATGTTGTTCATTGCAACTCGCTCTTGTATTGAGCGTGTTAACTCAGCAACTTTCTCTTTCTCCATATCTTCATCCCATACTAAAATGGGTGGCCCGTCATCTTTATCAATACGAATGACCGGCTTCTTTTCCTCGACATTATCTGTCATGGCGCCTCCATTGAGTTTAAGTTATAAGTTTGACAATCCTGTTTGTATAAACAGAATCGACAATGATCCCCAAAGACAAACTTTGGTTCTGATTCTAAGCAAGCATCAGCAGCCGGTTTCAAGTCCTGGAAGGCCCAATCAACCAAACTTTCAGGTGTAGTCTCATAGGATTTGACAGGGCCTTTTTTGTCCGAGCTGTAAGGCTGTACTATGGTTAGAATTACTTTTGCATTTTCATAAGGATATCTTTCTAAGATTCCTAGTGCATATATTCTCAGCTGCGTATTGTTAGCCTCAACGGGCCACGATCCGCTTTTTAAATCTATAATTTCAATCACGTCTTTGGTAATCAAAGCGCAATCTAATGTACCCCAAAGGTTAGTGTTTATTTCCTCCAGGGTGACTTGCTCTTCTATGAGCTTTTTTGCTTTTAATTCTTTTTCTCTTTTCAATATGTAATCAACATATATTTCTGCACACTCCACCATTTCTTCATCAATATCAACATATATGTTGTCTTGTATTTTTGTTTCTCCTAAAAAATGATCTTTCAAGGTGCTATCTTCAAGCCTGTCTTTGAGCAAAGTCTCTGCCATCATGTGTATTATTGTTCCCTTTACTGCCGGGTAACTTGTTTGGTAAGGCA